ATTACCTTGGTGTTTTTACCAGAAGTAATAGTAGGATAAACAGATGCAAAGAAGGAGTCCGCAACATGGTTTGGAACGAAGGCGAATTCGTCGAGGAAGAGAATGTTAAACGACATGCCTCGGACAGCACTTGCAGACGTAGAAGCTGCCAGTATCTTACTCCCATTTTCCAACTCCAAAGATCCTTTGTTCCATGCTATGATACCCTGCTGCATCCATTTAGGTAAGTTTTCATATGCAGTCTGTAACCTTCCAAGAAGTTCTCTTGCGGTTGCTGCTTTGTTTGCCAGAATACCAATGTTAACACTGTCATTGAAAACAGCATAGTGCAAAAGGTAAGATACGACTGTAGTGGATTTACCAGTCTGTCGTGGCATTTTACAGATATTAAATCTGTTGTTGTGGAAGTTGTTAATTAACTTCTCTTGAAAATGATATGGATGGAACTGAGTGAGTCCTTCATCCAAGGAAACAATCTTTATATACTTATTAGCAAAGTAGACAGGATCTTCCTTACACTTTAAGAATTCTAGGATTTGTTCTTCCGTGAATTCAATCGGTGTATTTGCTTTTTTTAAATTGGGATTACCAAGATATACATTATCAGACATAGTTCACTCAGCAATTCCAACGTCTAAGGGCTTTATTGATTCTGCTATCTGGATCTCTAGCAGTTTTAGCAGAGGTAAGTCTCTTTTTCATTCCTTTCATTCTAGAACAGAATGACTTACGACGATTTGCGTCTTTTGAACCTGCTTTTAATTCGGATGGTTTTTTAGTGACAGCAGTTTTGAGTTTTGATCCTGGATTTTCTTTGCGATATGCATCAACTGCTTTTTGGCTCAAACCATCAGTCTTGTCTTTACGGTTCTCTTTTTGCCAATCTTCATATTGAACTTCTTCATTTTTCTTTTTGGTGTCAATGAGAGCGCCCTTACCATACTTAGAACGAATATCTGCTTTTACAAAATCAAGTGCAGACATACCGCCACTCTTTGGTTTCTTCTTACCTGCAAGGTTTGGTTTACCGGGTGGTTTGCTGTAATCAACATTACTACCAACACCACCACGCTCCATGCGGCGATCTTTCATACGATCATAATCTTCTTCAGAAACAAATTCTTCCTTGGGAACACAATTGGGAACCATACGGTTTCCTTTTTTCTTCATTCCCTTCATTTCATGAGTGTCCCAACAGGGATCATTTGATTTTTTTTCTTCTAATGCCCCTTCGGTTTTCTCAGTGATTTTTGTTGGTGTTCCTGAGTCATATTCAAAAGTTTCCTCAACTGTTTTACTGTATCCTCTGCTTTCTTCTGCATGGAGGATTGGTTGTCCTGGTTCATAGTCCGTGACTTTGTAGGTTGCTAATCTTGCGCCAGGATATACCTTTTGAACCTGAGATTCTACATCAGATTTTTTAGGTATTGAAATTTGTGGGAAAAACATTTTTAATGCATAATATTTCCCACGGAAAAAGAAATAGGTATCAATTAGATTGCCATTTTTAGCAGGGAGTCTTACCGCCTCTTCAACCTGCTCTTTTCTAGTTGCTTTCTTTTTCACGCAGTTTGGATATCTTTTTCCAAACATTGTCTTCATTCCTTTTTTCTCGTATCCAGGCCAGCACTTCTCTGTTAGTTGATCCCAGGAAAGTCCTTCAGACTTGTTGCCCCAGTTTGCAGCGCCTACCTTCCGACATTTGACTAGTGCTCCTGACGCATACGCACTAGGCCAAACACTGTAACGAGATTTTACTTTATGGTAACAGGCATCTTTAGTTCCGCTGCCCTTACCCTTTTTATCTGAACCCTCTGAAATTCCAGCTTTTCTGAGTCTTTTTGCTTGACTCTTATGCATTTCAACTGCTTTATCTAGTTCTTTTGCAATACCCTTTACATTTTTAGGGTGATCTTTTCCTTCTTTCATTGATTTTTTCCGAGGGCTTTCAGTACTTACATAAGTTGGTTTAGCAGCACCTGTTTTTTGCTGTTGTCCAGGATCTGCTTTCTTTTTTCTTCTAGCAGCAGAAAGTCTCTCTGCCTTAGTCATACTTGCTCTCTTCTTTGAAGAGACGCATTTTGGTGTTCCCTCTCCAGGTTTATCACTGGCACATGTGCCACCAGTTACAACATTAACCCAACCACCTTTACCATCTTTTGATTTGGATCCTTTGAACCACTGACGTAAGTCACCGCCTTCATGAACTACTTCTTCTCCCATTCCCCCACCGTTGGATCCACCATTACCACTCCCATTGCCATTACCACCATTGCCATTACCATTACCGTTAGAAACACTACCATTACCGTTACCATTACCATTACCATTTGACTTTTTAGTTTCGGTATCTTTCTCAAGCATACCTCTACCACCTACATGATAACCCATGGGAATTTTTTTACACTTTTTGTCAGTAAAGCAATAATATTGTCCTGAAGGACATTTCTTCATCTCTTCATTCATTTCACCACTATCAACATAATCGGCAGCAGTATCAAGATAATCTGCAGCTTTGGTAATTTTTGATTGTACCCAAGCCTCAATTTCTCCTTCACCTTTCATTTTTGAACGAAGTCTTTTAGCTGCACTCATCACCGTAGCAAGTTGTGTTCTTGCCATGGAATATTCGTGATCTTTTGCTTCATTCATTTTTTTAGTCTTCTCTTTCATTGAGTTGATAAATTTTCTATACACAGCTGCTTCTGAAGTTTTGCCCATTTCTCTTGCTCTCTGCTCCATAGCAACTGCTGCCTGGATTTTGTGAGCATGAGATCTTGATGAATTGCGAATTTTAGAAACAGATGCTTTAGAGGTTGCAACATCTTTAAATCCAAGTCCATGAATTGTTCCTTTTGGATTTTCATCCGTATAGAGATCAGAATGTTTCTTGGAATTTGCTGGTTGTCCAGGTTTTCTTGGAATACGAGGGTTGCTCATTTTTTAGCTCTCTTTTTACGTCCGGCACAATGTGCTTTTTGTGAGAATCCTTTCGGATTAGAGCAGTCAATACTCTTTTTATATTTATTAGTCCAAGACTCTCTAAACTGTCTAAAGTTTTTTCTTACCCTCTCATAACTAGCATCATCCATTTTGGCAACAAATTCTTTAGATGCAGCAACCATAGAATCTATGGATGGGCCGTCCCCATCATTATTTGATAAACTAACTTTCATCACAGGATAAATGCTTGAAAATCTTGCATATCTATCTTCCCCAGTCTCTGCTGGTGTTTGAAAATCTTGAGAAAGTAAATCATCAGGGCCTCTAAACAACCTCTTATCGTCTCCTGCAACAGGGCCAGAAGCGTCTGCAGAGCGCGTGTACCCACCGTTTCCTACACTATTGGTTGGTTGTTCCGAAACAAACTGTTTAAAAGTTTTCATACCTGTAAAGCAGTAAATATAACTTTAAATGTTGTACTTGATGAGGAAGACGGATGTCCAATCAATCGGAGAGATCCCCCACTTATATCAGATGAAAATGTTGCAATACCAACAGGTTGGTTGATTGTTCCATATTCTGTCATATACGTATCGGTGCCATCATGTATAACATTAATGGTTGTCATATTATAGTTAGTTCCTCTAGTAACTTGAATCTGATAATTGACAGATCTATATGTAGATGCACTAATACTCATGACAGCAGCATCACTTGTGCTAGTGGTTGTCAATATACCAGACTGAATATCTCCTGCTATAAGTTCTAGATTAGTCGCTGATACTGGTTCAAAAGTAAATTCTTCTGCAGATGCATCATATCTTAAAAATCTACCATCACCTAAATTGGAGTCATCAACATCAGTCAGTTGAACTAAAGATGTCGATCCACTTAACGCGGTGCTTGCAATTCCAACCCACTTAGAGCCGTTATAAATCAACAACTTATTAGTGCCAATTCCAGCGTCAAAAGTTACATCATCTAAATCTTTGATAAATCCAGCACCACCTCCACCAATGGTAGCAATTTGTTGTTGAATTCTATTAATAAACAATCTATAGTGGCCTGCAAGATCATCCAGTGTTGCAAACTTTTGATCCATTGGTGTTAATGGATCTTTTTGTCCTCCTACAGATTCTTTTTCATTTGGAGGTTCATTTAAAAGTCCCTCTTCTAAAGATTCTTGAATGACTTTTTGTTCTAATTTTATTGCAGATACTAAATTCCTTATTTCTTTTATTTGAAGATTAACTTTTCTAAGTTCATCATCATAATATTTTATTTCAGGAATATTGGAAATTTCTTTCTTCAAATCCTCAAAATAATTTAAAAGTAACTTATCAGTTTTTACACTATTTTCATTGAATTGACTTATTTTGTCACTAAGAGATTGTTTTAGAGAATTGTATTCGCCAAGTATTTGTTTCTTTAATTTTCTATCATCGTCCTTAAATTCTTTGTGATATTCCCATATTTTGAGTGATGATTCTCTTAGTTCTTTCCAAATTTTATCCTTCTCTTCTTGAATTTTATTTTGTATTTCCTCAGATTTGGTGGTAAGTTCTACTTTACCTTCAAATCTTTTTTTATCAATATCTTCAGACAGTTCCTTAAGATTGAGATCTACAGTCTCACGTAAAACATCAATTGTGTCGGTTACCTTGATAAAATCATCATCGATAACACTGAAGGTTTTGCCTATCCAAGAAAAATCTGGTACTTCATTAACTTCATTAACCCATTTGGGAAATGTAGGGATAGAGTTTTTTACATTCTCAATATCTTTTTTTATTGAGAATAAATCTTCCTCATAATACTTTGGTTGAGGGAGACTTGTGATGTTTTGATTGATAGATTCTATTCTATCTTCTATATCTTTTACTTGCTCATCATAATATTTTACTTCTGGTAACTCTTCTATCTTTTCGGATATAAAAGAACGAACTAAATCTACTTGCTCACATATTGCTTCAATTTCTTTATCGTAATATTTTACTTCAGGAAATTCTGGTATTTCTGGTATTGAATCTTTAATACCATCAATTACTTCGCAAAGTTTTTCTAACTCTACGTCATAATATTTAATTTCTGGAATTTGTGGAATTTCTTCTCTAACGTCATTGATAAGACGGAGAAGTTCTGGCCAGGGTGGAACAATATCCTTTACCTCTGCGAAGGTGTTCCCATTAACATCTTCAATAGTTTCAACTTCTTCAGTTATTAATTCCTCTTCTTCTTTCTCAAGATAATCTTCTACAGAAGGTAAATCCTCCTCAATAAGAAAATCATCTAAAGATGGCAAATTGTTATTCTCAGCAGCCGCCATTGAACTATAAGTAAAATTACTTTGGGATTTCTCTCCCATATTTTATTTATCTTCTTCCTTTAGTCCAGACTTGAGCATCTTTGCCAATTCTGCTGTTGAACCAACAAACAAGGCATTATTGACTGTGGATGGGCCTTTAGATTGCTTCTCTTCTTCAACATCTTTCAATTTCTTTTGAAGTTCCATTAATTTATCAGTGGCATCAGCGACGTTTTTAATTAATTGTCCAGCAACTTCATAAGCCCTAGGCATCTCACTCTCTTGGGCAAGTTCTAAAATGCCATTGATAGCCTCTTGCCCCTTTTCGATCAAAGAATATAAATTGCCTCTAGTGTATTCATAATCTTTTTTGACATCATTGCCGTTTATATCTCGCCTCTCTCTTTCAGGTTCAATTTTTTCAATCTCACTAGAAACTATATCCCCAGATACATCAAATGCATCATTTAACTCATCAAATTTTTTTGTCATACTAATCACAATCCATCAAATCCAAAATCATCACCAATTTCAATTGCAGCGTCATCTGCATCAGTGATCAGTTTTACCTCTGCTCCTGATACGTGAGAAGCGGCTCCTGTTCCATCTTTTCCTCTCTCAACTTTAATTTTAGTATCGGAAATAATACTGAGAACATACATTTCCTCATTATCGACAACAATATAACTTCCATCAGGAATTACTGAGGAATCATTAACTTCAACATATTTTCCTGATGCTCCAATATCGCTAGAGAGATTTGTAACAACGTTGTCTGTATAACTCTTAATCGCTCTAGGTATAACAGAATATGTAATATCTCTGGATGGACTTTTTGTTGTGTCTCCAGCAACATATCCAATAGAAACTTTTTTGATAATATCTTTCGATGCTGCAGAAGTATCTTGAACTGGGCCAAACATGTATGTTTTGGCGGTAAATCTTATAGTGTAATATAATGCTCTTCTAGAATTAAAATCTCCTTCATAATCATCTTGCATAGAAATATTTTCTATGACAACTGGTATATCTCTTTTTTCTCCAATAGACTCAACCAAATCTACGGTTAGATTGTATGATGGTTGAAAATATGGCAAAATTTGCTCCACAATTTGGAGCATATCATCATTTAATTTGGTATATATTGATAATTCAAATGACATATTGTAAGGAACTGGCATATATGCCTTTCTAACCTCACTCTTATCTTCTACATTCTGTGTGACAAAAGTTTGAGTAGTTGTTACTTTTCTAGATGGATCATATTGCAGTCCAGTAAATTCAAATGACATTCTTGGTAATGAAATTTGAACTTTCTTACTCAAGTCTGCAGACTGCTCAATCCTAGCTAAAAACTTTTGAGTAGGGCCATAAGCAAGAGGAACTTTGACTACATTTTTGACATTATCTGAAGAGTCTGTTTGCTGAATTTCAATATTATTAAACAGTGTACCAAAAGATACAATAGTTCTTCTTAAAATTTCGTGATAAAAATACTCAAACATAGTATTACCTACTTTTATTAATCAATGCTTAAGGATAATAGTATTTATACTATGGAGTTCCGAATGGATTTATCTCACTAAAATCTAAGATAGAGTCTCCCTCAGTTTGGAATGTATCATTGTCTGGATAACTATTAACAATATTATCGTCTTCAACGACTCTGATTTGATAAGTGGCATTACTTTCGGAACCAGTTATTACCTCACCAACAGTAAATTCTCCAGTCAAATTAGAAATATTCAAAGTATTTGTAGAAGAATTCCAGGATTTAACTATGGCAGTGGTTCCACTGCTGGATCCCGTGATAGTTTCAGTATCAATAAAGTCCCCACCTCCGCTAATGTATGGAGAACCTATTGTGACTGTAGGTGCCTCTGTGTATCCAGCACCCGCATTTGTTATATAAACATTGGAAACAGTTCCAGCAGTGCTTATAACAGCAACACCTGTGGCAGTTGTTCCAAGTCCAGCAAGTCCTCCTGGAGAACTGAAAGTTACAGAAGGTGTTGTTGTATATCCTGAACCACCTGATGTGAGAGTTACAATTCCAATTGTATTGTCAGAAATAATAGTAGTTGCAGCTGCACCAACACCAGGATCATTATATTCTGGAATAAAGACTATGCCAGGCGCTGTAGTATATCCATATCCTGGATTAGTAATAAAAACGTTTTGAACCTTTTTACCTACTTTGGTTCCCTCACAATTAATTATTCCGCTTATTAAAGTAGAGATACCTGTTGCTCTAGATCCAGTGTCAGGTGCTGATGAAATTGCAACAGTTGGAGCGTTAATATATTTTTCGCCTCTATTTGTGAGAGTGATTAACTGTAAAGCACCACTAGTCATAATACCTGTGATGGCAGATGCAGTAACACCAGATCCAACTAGAGTTAAAGTTCTTATATTTCCCTCTTCAGATACACTATCGTCAATTTCTTCAATCCCAGTATCAATAACTTCATCCTCATATCTGAAGAGTTCACATCTCAACTCATAGACATAATTTTTTTGAAGTTGATAAAAAGGTTTTTCATGCTCTACAAATTTAATTTCAAATAATCTATCGCCAAGAGGAAACCATATCAAATCTCCCTCTTTTGGCCTAGTAGAAAGTTTTATGTTTGGTATATTCTTGATTAATGGAGAAACATAAAGTTCAAATCTCTCTTTGGATATTGTTACAGTTAACTCATTAGTCGCCTGTATACCAAATTTGGAAAGTAGTTGAGTATTATCTCCATATCCATCATAATTATTGACATACGCCTCTATTGGATATGCATTGTCAAATTTAGATTCAATAACCTCTCTTAGTATGGTGTTTTGAGTTATATACTGTCTAGGCAAATAATGAACCTCAACACCATACATCCTCAACTGTTCATTGATCAAATCTTGAACTAAACTTTGTTCCCCTGAAGAACCTTGAAGAAAGAATGGATTTAACATGTTATCAAGCAATCATGTCTAATGGAGGCAATTCGTATGTGTTAGACATTCTCTCCATTATTGAATCTAGTTCTTTTTGTGCGTCATCATATATTTGTCTACCATTAAGTTCAACTCCACCTGGAAGTTTTACTCCTTGGAATTTAATTAAATTTTGTCCCCATTGTCTCTTAATTAAAGATGTCAAATATAATTTTAGGAAACTATCATTATATACTCTAGTAAAGTCATTGGGATCAACAAGTCTATTACAATCTAAGATTATATAATCATCGACTCTAACATCACCATAATCAATATCTAAGTAAAGTCTATCAACTCTTTGATTAAATCTTATATGTTTATGAGTTGTCAATAAAAAATCAATATCTTCAAGATATGTTTTAGTCATTGCATAATTTAGAAGGTTCATCGAACCCATGTGATATACGTCATTTAAAAACATTTGATATCTAACACTGAACATATTATTTGATACAGTGTTAGTTCCATCATACTTATAGATTTTATTGATCCCTATAATTGATGGTGGAATTTGTATATAATTACTATTTTCTTTATATGTAAATGTAACAGCAGCCCCAACAATTGTTGCTTCTGCAGTGGAAGTTACAATTCCTGCATTTGGTTCGTTTCCTGCGGGAGCTCTACCCCTATCAATATCATCCTGAGTAAATTGATATTTCAAGAAAGTTGGTTGTACACCATCAAAGTGTCTTTCATGGAAAAATTGTAGGGCATCATCTACAAGATCATCAATTTGCTCGTCGGCAACGTTAATCTCTAAAACTGGTGCCCCCAGTTTTCTTTTGCAATAATTTACTAAATCTGTTCTACTTGCTGGTTGTGCCATTTAATCACAAGTTTCCTTGTAGTATTTAGGGTGATTCTGATATAGCAGCCTTCACAATTATGTCACCTTGAACAATTCTATAGATTGTAGAGGCAGAACCAACTCTTGTAAAAGTAACTGCAGTTCCTGGAAGTATCTCTAGAGGAGATGTATTAGCAGTTCCTATGAACACTTTGTTTAGAGTTGATGCAATAGAAACAACGGGTATGGTTGTTATTGCTGCTCCTACTGATATAGAATCTCCAACTGCAACATTGGTTATCTTGTTTAAAACAAATGCCGTTGTTCCCACACCTGCAGTTTGTCCAACAGCAATCCCTGTACTGAGGATATCTACTTGCTCAAGACTATCTGTTACCAATAAATCGTAAACATATCTACCAGCACTAATTTCTCTGGTAACAGTTGCTGCTAAAGAAACTTTTATTTGTCCTGCGGCAGCACTGGTTATTCCAACGGTAAAAGTTTTAGTAGCACCTAGAGTAGCACCAACCGCAACACTTTTTGCTATTTGTGCAGAACCACTATATCCTGTTAAGTCAAAAGCAGTTCCGTTTGGTTTCTTTATTTCAAAGGTGTTACTAAAACTAGCACCACCTTGAATGGTTAAATTTGAAACAAAGGGAGTTCCAGAGTCCTCGTCAAAGACAACCTCTCTACTAGCCATTTGATGGAACTCCTATCGCTATCATTGTTTCCTGTTGTTTATAATAAAGTTTACAAAATGACTTTGCAATATTTTTCAAAGAATCTTTATCATCAATACTATCTATCTCAGATGCCATTTTTGTATAGGCAAAACTTTTTGATAAGTTGGTTAGTTCTATATCATCTGGGCTCATTTGCTAAACTCCTAAGTAAATTTTTAATTTCATTTATATCCTCTTTCATTCTAGCAAAGTCAGACTCAAGATCGTCTATCTTTTGATTTTCCTCACTTCTTGAGTCTCTTCTAGAAATGTATTCTTGATATTGCATAGAATTTTTATTCACTATGGAATTTGTTTCGGGATCTCTATAGAGGTTAGAGTGTCCTTTGACTTTTAAATAATCCATATTACGCTAAGGAAATAACTCTCAAGTCTTTCATTCTAGGAACATGTGCCTGATTGGTAGATGTCATAATAAGTTTAATTCTATAAGATTTGAATGAAGGAAGTTCATCGATGGTGAATGAATATTCCTTATAGTCAACATCATTGTCTCTAAATCCAATGAGTTTGGATGGAGCAATGAAAGTATCAGGAAGTCCATCGCTATCCGCAACATCAATAATCTCTCCTCTATCATTAATATTATTGTATCCTGGGAAGGGAACAAAAATAGGTTCAAAATTACTAGATTCACTTATAGAATAGAATGCTCTTATGTTGGAGTGAATGTTAACATGAGCATCAACAATAATTTTAAGGGATGATGCGGGATTTTCTAAAGTTATTTCCTTGGAAATATATTGGAAAGCCGTTGGATCATCAAGAAGACTATTAACTCTATTATCAGTAATGTAATTAGTTACAATATCATTGACTCTATTTGAGGTGAAAATTGCGCTCACTCTTTGAGTATCAATAACAGGACTTACTCTAGAATCTGTACTATTGAGATTAACTCTCAAGTTCATAGATTTATTTCCAGAAATTGATGTAATTTTGTTAGTTTCATTTACTCTTGATGCAATCAATCTTGCATTTTCCAAATAATTTGGTTCATTTAATGTAATTGGTTCAAATCCCCTATCTACATAGGGCGTTTCAGATCCACTAAGACTTCTACTACTTACAGTTCTAACCTCTGCATCAACAGATGTTCCCTGAACGTTGAGGTTCTGAACTAATGGAGTTATAATTTCATAAGGAATATTTTGAGTTGCCTTTATGGAATCTCCTCCAGCAAACTTAGTTTCTCCTACAAACAACGATGGATAACCATCTGAAGTTGTTCTTCCTGTTCCTGCTGCACCCATATCAAGTTTTACATTGTAAGAATCAAATCCTATTGGATTTGCAACAGTTACACTCTCCAAGTTGTGAGTTTTATTAATTCTTCTAAGAGAAACTCCTCCCAACTCATATTTGAAAACAGGAGTTCCCACTGGATAATTTCTAGATGTTGTCGAATCAACTCCTCTAGTGATTGTTCCAGCAAGAGTGGTGCTAGTCGTATCTTCATAGGATATGATTTCATCGCCAATCAACACATAACCAGCATTTGTTGTTCCAACACCAACATTTTCAAATAAAGTGAGATTTGAGATGCTATCAACAACTAATGGACTAGTTGATGAAGAATCATAGGCTTCAGACAATCTAGTTGGTATGATATCAGTTTGTACGTCTGAAATTGTTACAAAGTTTTCGTCAAAATACATACCATGGTTTTTATGATTGACTTGAATATGAAGTCCGTCATTATTTGTTATAATTTCATTAACTAAAACGTTACCACCTTGAGCCGCATTTACATCTGTTGTAACTCCAGAGTTGTTAACAAACTGAAGAGTATTTCCAACACCTGTTATTGAGAAGTCTCCTTGAACGTTATGAAGAACAAATTGACTAGTTTGTGCGATTGACACAACTGATAATCTTGCTCCAAGTCCAAGAGAATTGTTTCCAATTGTTCCTATTCCAAGAACGTCACCTTGAACATATCCCTTACCAGAGGAGACTATTGTTGCTCCAATAGCTATTCCATTTCTAACGGTAACTTCTGCTCGTGCATCTCTTCCATTTCCGGTTATGGTGGTAAGAGGAACATTATTAAATGTGGAGTGTCCTACACCTGGAGTATAACCAATACCTGCATTGATGATACGAAGAGTATCGGTTGCAACACCTGCGTTTGCAACATATTTGCCAGAACCATCAGTTCCAAGTTGAGTAATAGTATTGCCAAAAGTGAGTACAGTGTCCTGCAAAGTAGATCCAATACCAATTCTGACTTCTTTGGAATTTAAGTTAAGAGAATTTGGCATCAACTGTGCAATACCTCTATTACCCTCAGTTAATTCTGGACTATAGAATTCAACAGAACCCGTTTCAACAAAGTCTGCTCTGTATAGGGTAAACTTAAGATCTTCCCACTGACTTGGTTCCCATGTAGAACCATTTTGTGACTTAAACAGAGATCCAAGATATGGTTGGTTTGAAATAAATGTCTGTGTAATAAAATCAACTTCTCCAACCCTAGAAATAAACACGTTATATTGTGTTGAAGATGATAGCAGGGTTACACAATATTCTCGTCCACCTTCAAGATAAACTGGAGCTCTAAAATCAAATGTAGTGGCAACAGAACCATCTGCAGAAACATTTACCTCTGATGGAGTTAAGTTTACTTCAGAGAAGGGAAGAACTCTTGTAGTTGGAAGTCCATTCTCCATTGTTCTGATTTGCATCGTAATGGGAATGTCATTTTCATCCCTTGTTTCAAAGAATACATCGCACTTAGTTATAAAGACTCCAGAGTCTTCATCAACTAAGAAGGATTGTGATAATGGATCTCTATCGTCGTTATTTTGATCTGCTTGGAACGAAGAAGTAATAACTTGAGTATCAAGAATTTCTGTTCCTGTTACTCTAGCAACATCTCTTTCTTGGATAGCACTTACTCTGTCAACTCTTGCATTTCGTACAGAAACAATAGTTTCTTGAGTAGTTTCTAATGTTCCAGAGGAGATAAATCCTTCTTGAGCAATTGAAGTTGCTGAATTTGGATCATTATCAACATTATTAATAAGAGTAAAAACTTTATCTCCAGTCTCAAATCTTGGATTTGAAGTATTATTTGGATTTGGAATAAAGAAACTTCCTTGTATAGTGCCAGATATATCAGATATAAGTCTGAGATTGGTTACTGTTGCTTGAGCACCACTGGTTTGTCCCACTAAAATCATCCCTGTTTCAACGTATCCAGAGAATGTTCCCTCAGGTTGGTTTGACAGTGAGAAAGTATCAATGTTTAGAATAGAAGAAGTTGATGAATATGATCCA